CAAAGTTGAAAACCTGACCCTCTTGGGCATTCGCCAAGCTAGCCTTCGATCCACCATAGACCGAATAGAAGACGAAACCCACAACAGCAACGGCAGCAGCCGCAAAAATCGAACCAAACAGAATCACATCGTTCATAGAAACCCTTTCAAATTGAAAATCGATCACAACATCCATGCCACAAGTCTACACTAATTATCGACATTTGTCAAGCGGGAACTTTAGAAAAATTTTCTTCCCAATACTCTACCATTTCAGCCATGTTGATACCACTATCGTTCCAAGCCACACAATCGGGCGTTTCAAATCGGATAGGACTCACTTCAAAAATCTCACGAATCAAAATTTTGAAATGATCGTAAGAGCCACACTGTTTGGCCAGACTATACAAACTTTCATCATTACTGATCCACAAGCAGACATTCCACGTTTGATAGTTCTGGTATCCGTGATATGATCCATCGGGACTCATGTTCTTACCCTTGCCTTTCTTCTATATCGTATTCTACTATCTATTATCGTCAATTGCAAGGGGTAAGCTTGAATCTTACAAGATTGTAAGGATTGACGCAAAGTGTTGCAGCATAAAGACTTACAACAAATTCGGCCGCCCGCGTCGGCCCTAAGTGCTTGAACACAAAGGGTTTACGACGAGAGATTATTTGTTTACTCAAAATCAACAAAGATGATTTGAGCATAACCGCGAGGCTTAACAGTATACCCATCACCATAGTCATAGGTATCAGCCTTGACCGCAGTCATACCAGCAAGAGCCTTAGCCTTACGAACAACGCTACGCTGAGAAGCATTCTTCTTGGAGATAAACTCGTATCGATTCACCCAGCCATAGTTAGCTTCACCACCAAACGTATCCGTATGAGTCACAACGCACTTCATTTTGCCAATTCCTTTGCTTTCATGGTTTCAAGATACAACTTTTCCAACAGATTCACACGAGCCATCGCACGATTAGCTTCACGATCCATAAGCATAACAGCTTTCTGATGTGCTGTCAACTGCTTTTTCTTTTGCGTTTTCATTTTCATTCTCACTTTCTCTATCTCTTATATCGACAAGTATAGCATAGAAACTTTAGTTGTCAATCCCCTTTATTTCTGCTCAGAGCAGCATGTGAGACAATCTGATCAAACGTATACCATTCACCGTATCCGTATTGACCAGAAACCAGAACTCGCACATTCTTTCCAATGATTTGCTTGATAATTCCGTATCCATTAGTCATTTGAACAACATCACCAACTTGATATGCCATCTCTGCCTCTCTTTCTTCTGCTATAATTATATATCTATTATCGTCCAAAGTCAATAGGCTAGACCAGAAAAAATCCTTACAATATCGTAAGGTTGTCGTAAAGTGTTGCGACATAAAGACTTACATCAAATCGGGCGGGCCGCGCAAGCCCTAAGTGCTTACGCACAAAGGGTTTACGGCGAGTGCTTAGAATTTTCCTCCAAAATCTGGACTAATGCCAAGTTGCTGCTGAACATCTTCATCACCCAGAGTATCTTCATCCATCATAAAGTCCATATCATCAAAGAAAATTTCGATTTCTGGCTTTCCATCATAGGCAAGAATAGTAGCAAAATCATAAATCATAAAGTAAGCCGTAGCTTGTACCCATGATTCTACAATCCCAGAATGTAACTCAATAGTATCTCTATTAAGGTAAACATACTCTATTGCAGAGCATTTAGTGTTGTCATTCATTTCACTCCATACTGGAATTTCATATTTATTTAGTTCTTCATTCAAAACACCATCTTCACGCCACTGCAGATAATTCTCATATGTAGCTTCGATCATCCCTGTTGCGATCTTACGACATTGCATTATTTGTTTCCTTTCAATTAGTCGTTATATGGGCCATCTTCGTTATAGTCAACAAATCCAACAGCCTCGTCGGCATGGAAATCTTCTACTCCATCGTCACTATAGTAACCATAATCCTCGTCGGTTCCCCATCCAGCGGAAGCCAACGCAGATTCAGCATCACCATCCATACTATCATCAAACGAATCATCAGAATCATTCTCCAGATCATCGTTTCCAGCCCAATAATCGTTAGTACGATCATCGGCATCGATACCATAAAAGTCGTCATGGTCGTCATACTCGTAGCTCATGGTCAATCCCTCACAATGGTGATAGTGTAAAACAAACCAATGTATCCGATAACAAACGCAATCGCACTAAGCATGATCATACTCCTCGGGAACAAAATCGTCAACAGCACCTACAACGTCGGCCCAGTCCCAAAAATTGACTTCCACACTAGGATCGTCAATCGGTTCGACCATCGGCTCAACAATACCCGCTTCGGCCATGTCGTTCAGAATGTCATTGATCTCGTCGAAGTTCAGCATGATTCTGTTCCTTGGTGGTTACCGTTCGTGATGTTGCGATTATACATCTATTATCGGCCAGTGTCAAGCAGGAACTTGGAAAATTCTAAAATATAATTTCATGCCAAAGATGAAAAATTTTGCAGTTGACGTAAAGTGTTGCAGGATAAAGACTTACGCTTCGCGGGGGCGGCCGGACTCGACGTAAGTCCTTACAGATGAAGGAGATACGTCATAGTGCAGCCAAGGACAAAACACACCCCCCACAATACGTAGTCACTCACCCTCATCATTTTCCTCCATATACATGATATTTGACATACTAGCGTACAGTACAATACCACAAATATAACCGAAAGCGACACTAACAAAATCCAGTTGATACATCCTTGCATCTCCATTGTTATTCGGTCAGTCCTTATATCCTACCCAGAAATCATCACCCTCATCGCTTTTCATAAGAGTATAACCCCTACTCCTCATGGCCTCATACTCATTGATTCTCTGCCACACCTCTCCCACAATAGAAAGAAAGTAGGCAAACCCCAAAACAAAAACAGTAGCCCCCATCCAGACCCACACCATCATAAAATCCCTCATGAGTCAAGCCTCCACAGTGTTGGCGACATGAAGCATATTCTCACACTGGTCAAGATAGCATGAACGATATTCGGTCAGACCGATTTTCACAATCATCATCTTTCCCTTGGGCTTGTCGAGAACTCTACGAACTTCACCACGATAGTTCTCACCCTTATAGGTAAACTCCACCCAATCATACCGCTTGATATCGTCTCTCATACGTTCCTCTTGGTTACTGGTCATCTTTCCTATATCTATTATCGACATTCTACCTTGCAAAACTTTAGTTGTCAACCTTAAAAGTTCCACAGGGTTGGCTGACTAGCCTGACTAGGCCACGTTTCGACCCCATAGGGTTAGCTAAGACTAACCGGAGTAGGATTCGACCGATAATATTTTGCCCACAATTCATCGATCACGAACTGGACAACGCGATCATGAGTACCACGACAAACGTAGTATCCCATGTGAATGTCGAACAGGGCAAACGACCCATCCTCTTTAGGATGAAACGTGAACCCACACTTGTAGGCATAGCCATTGATGCTACGCTTGACGGTCGAAACTTTCGGAGGCTTTCTCATTTTCATTTTCTCTCTTTCTTGTCTTACCATTATACATCTATTATCGTCCAATGTCAATAGGGTAGACCAGAAAAAGTTTCCTTGCAATGTCGTAAGGTTCGGAGAGAAAGTTTGGCACGAGATTTGCTAGTGATAAAAAAATGGGCACAAATGCTCATAAAATAATCATTGAACGTAAGTTGTTGCCACATAAGTACTTAGGGCTCGCCGGGGCGGCCCGCCTTGAGCTAAGTCCTTTAGCGGCAAGGCTTTACGTCAAGTTTTTCTTTTTCTGTATATTCGTTCAGTACCCACCCAAACGGGTAGGTAGAGTTTTGGGTACAGCTGTACATAAGTACTCTTTACCCATCGTTCAGTTTCTAGTGTAACGTCGTACACTAGTGTACAGTCGTTCATTCTTCCCTCTTGAAGCTGAACGGGCTGAGTTCAAGATGAGCAACCGCACCATATTGCTTGGTCAGTTCCTCGACACGTTCACGCGAACCCGGCTTGCCAACCGGAACGATCATGGTATCCTCACCCCCTACATAGCGGGGGTCAGACTTTTCCTTGCGAACCTTTCCCAGATTCTTCAAGGCAGTACGATTGAACTTGATAACCTTTTCACTCACGACATAACGCTTCTGGTCAGTCACACCATAGACGTAATCGGTATCTTCTGTGATTCGATCATCTGGGATTTCCACGAGCATCGGCACCGCGATACCCTTGAAGATCATACGGGCTTGACGCTTGGCGTTTTCGATGATGGGATACTTGGTTTTCATTTTCTTTTTCTCTCTTAGGTTCTATCGTTTTCTTGTTCTTGGATTCTATCAAAGTTTTTGTGCTTGTCAATCCCCTCTAACGGGGGTCACATTCTCCATTCCACAAACTTGAGAACGCACACCTTTCCAGGATACTTCGCATCGATATACTTCTGTGCAGTAGTCTTGCTATTGTCTGTAGCAGAGCAACACTGAACAATCGTACCGTCGATTGAAACGCTCCAAATCCTACGCTTCCGAATCTTGGGAAGCGAACCAATGAAACCATTCACACTCATAACCTTTTCCATTTTCAACTCTCTCTTTCTTTCTTCTCTATCTCTTATATCGACATTATACCATGCTCATCTTGAGTTTTCAAGAGAAATCCAGAAATTTTTGTGTCAAGAGATTTTGACAAAACTTTTCGTCATTTTCTTTCTTATTGGCATAGCATTTGCTAAGTCGTCGTAAAGTCTTATGTGGTAAGCACTTACGTCTCGCCCGGCCCGCCCGCCTTGCCCTAAGTTGTTTAGGGACAAGGACTTACGTCTAGTATACTAGGTTCATATCGGCTACCGTTACCCCATCCTCGTATGGTGTACCATCGTCCAGGTACCATTCTCCCTTGCGTTGATACACACGTACAGGTGAATACTGGTTGATTCTATCCTTAGTGGTGCTCGTATGCCACCCCCCACTATTGAGGGTAGCACTATTGTCGGGATGAATATTTACCACATAGGTACTATGCAGCATGATCCCTACGCTACCATCAGGAAGAATTTCCGCATAGGTATTGTTACCAACCTTGCGAGTATCACGATTAGTCTTACCACGAACCATCTTCACTGCTTCGAAGTGTGTCATACTTAAACCTCTTGGTAATCGGTCAATTGATGCTGATTAAATATACCATGCTGTCCGTTGCTGTCAACAACGAAAAACGAGATAACGGGTTTGCCATCCACAATAACTATATCGCTGTCGTTTATGGTAACGTCAGTGCCAGATAGGGTTTTGGCAATCATAACGTTTCCCTGCGATGAGCAATGTTTCAGAGACATAATTCCCTCAGTCGTGAAGAATGGATTGAATAGCGTTACCCACTTCGTGGGCAGTGTACGAGATGAAACCAGCAAAAGCAATCAAGGCAAACAGCTGAACGTATTCGATAGTCGTAATCATTAGATTCTCTCTTTCTTATTTGTCTATTATACAGTATCGGTTATTGTGTTGTCAAGAGCTAAATCTAAATTTTGTTAGATTGCCATTTCCTTCCAGCGGTAAAGCAATTCGGTTGCAATAGCCTTGATATGATCGCAAACAATCTTTCGCAAGGTATCGTTGGATTCTGGAATCCTTGAAAGATACTCTTGCTCACGACGAAGCATGTTCTGAAGTGTACGATTGTCGATTTGTGTCATTTCCATTTTCGTTCTCTCTTTCTCTCTTACTTCTTATATCGACATTATACCTACCCATACTTGAGATTGGAAGAGAATTCTTTCCTTACATTTTCGTAAGGTTAGTACAGCAAATAGCGTGCCAATTGCCGTAAGTCGTTATCTGTCAAGTACTTACGTCAAATTCGGGCGGCCCGCCTCGTCCTAAGTGCTTATAGGGTAAGGCTTTAGGTCACCAGATATAGTTATTGCCCACACCCAGCTTATTCAAGAATTTTTCCACCTGAGCAAAACTATTGAACCAAGCGAGGGTATACGAGTTGCTTTTCTTGTGCTGCACAACCTTCCACCCATCCTTATCGTTTCCGCTTACTTGAATTGTCATGATTTTTTCCTTAGCCTACGTACCAATCGTTCCCGTTCTCGTCTTTCATCCTCTCAAGCCCAAGCTTACGGAAATGTCGATCCTGAAGATACTGATCAACAAATCCAAAAACTTGAGCAAAAACCCAAAAGCCTACATTACCGATCACATAGAGCGTACCGAACATAAGAGCAATCGTAACGATCCACATCAGGGCGATAACGAGCGTTGTCATAATTTCCTTCTTTCTTGTTTCTCTATTATATAGTATCGGTTATGGTGTTGTCAATAGGTGAATTTAAAATTCCCCATCGTCAAGGCCCGGAATATAGTCAGCCTCGTCAGCACAAGCCTCGCATACCATATCGTAGTAGAGAGCGTTCACGTTATTGAGAATCTGATTTTCCGAACGAATCCACACACCATCATGAATCATTTCCTTCGGCTCAACCTTGAACGATGATCCAGCTTGAATCACTCGCACCTTATGCGAATCCTTACCGAAAACCTGTCGAACACCAGCCATCACCTTGTCAAGCGTAATCATTTTCTTTTCCTTTATCCTATCGTTCTCTTGTGCTTTCATTATACAGTATTTATCGACCATTGCAAGAGAAATCTTTGGATTTTTTAGAATATAATTTCATGCCAAACAAATATTTTTTATTTTTATCGTAAGTATATATGTAGCAAGGAGTTACGTCGAGCGGGGCGGCACGAATTCGTCATAAGTCCTTATCCTATAAGGCTTTACGTCTAATACTCTCCAGTATCCTCAGATACCTCTTCTCCAATCACCTCGCAGTGTTCTCCACAGCTAGGGCAGATACCGTAATCAACTTGTGCGAAAGTCATGTTGCAACCGCAGCAGTCAGAAGTGAAGTAGACGGTAACGACGTTTTCCATGGTTCTTTTCCTTTTCTCTTGTGTTGGCTCTATTATACAGTATCGGCTATTCCGTTGTCAATACCTTAGTAGTAAAGAAAATCTCGCACAACCTCACCATCACGAGCAACCTCGATATACTCTCCCTCGTCACCCATCGGGAAAAAGTATTCGATATATCCGGTAACATCGTTAGCAATATCGCTAGCAAGAGCCTCAGCGAGCAACTCTCCACCGATACGAGCAACACCCACCAAAGTATCGGGGCTGGTCGAATCAGCACCATAGAGGAAGTTTTCGAGTTCGTTGCGGTTGTTGATGATGATCATTTTCTTATCCTCTCGTTTATCGTTCTCTTATTCTTATATCGACATTATACCATCCCACACTTTACTTGCAAGCGGAAAGTTTCCTTACATTCTCGTAAGGTTTCTAGAGCAAGTATCATGCCAATTCTATAACTCATCGTAAACCCTTACCATATAAGAACTTACGTTCAATCCGGCGGAGCATATTCGCCCTAAGTCTTTATCCCATATAGGGTTAGGGGGTTTTTTCGTTTGTTTATACTTTCAGGCAAATTTCTTGAAAAACGCCGGGTGGTACATAAGCAGTAGGGAGCCTCATATATAATTGGCCGGTTTAATAGCCACTTATTATTTATTTATGGTTCTTTCCCAAACTATTGAAACCTGCTTCGATATTGGATCATAAACTTGAATCAACATATTATTAGACCCTTTATGAAACCAGTTTCTATTTAAAGGAATACTGAATCCGTGTCTGGGGCTACCAACCACCGGAATTAGCGCTGGCCTATACTGATTAGCCCACTGACCAGTTACTACCCTTCCGTTAATAACCACTCTAACAAGAACCGGAGAAGCTCCTGATCTTTCACTAAAAGCCCATCCAGCAACTCTATCTAATCTTAGATATCCTACTCTAACAATCGGAGAAGGAATAGTAACTTTAGATGATACTACAGAGGTCCAAGATCCTGTCTGAGAGTCTCTAGCCTCAACACTTATAACATGTTCCCCTATTGTCAGACCCCCCAGATTAAAAACAAATGACCCACCAACCCCGGTCCATACAAGGCCCCTATCTGCACCATCTATTATTAATCGTACACAAATACTAGAGTTCGGAGAGTTAAGATCTTTAGCCCATCCGCCTATACTCCTTAGATTCTGACTAGTTATAGCTCCAGTTGGTAAAAGATTGCTATCATAAGGAATCCCCAGCACACTTGCTACACAGGCTCCCAAATTCAACTTTCCGTTAGTTGCTACTTTACCAAACAGTTCCGATACCTTATCCACAGATGAGAATATAGCACCCTTAACTTCCGACACAGTTAGACTAGGCTTAATAGACTTCAATAGAGCAACCGCTCCAGCAACCATAGGAGCCGCCATACTAGTTCCACTCAAGTATCCATAATTGTTCCATGGAATAGTAGACAACACTGCGCTTCCAGGAGCAGCAAGATCCACAGTAGTCGCACCATAATTAGAAAATGAAACTAAACCATTAGAATAACTACTTAGAGCCCCCACGCTTATAATATTTGTACTATCATAACAAGATGGATACCTAAGAGTAATATCATTATTGCTACCATTATTACCAGCAGCCACAGTCAACACTATTGCAGCATCATTCAATCTATTAATACCCCCGTATAACATATTACTGAAACCAGTCCCCCCACCCCAACTATAATTAACTACTACCACATTTACTCCATAAGTATTCTTCATCATACTAATATAATCCATAGCTCGAATAGCCCCACCAGTATCACCCACTCCCTTATCGTCCATAAACTTTAAAGCCATCAAACTCACATTCCAATTAATTCCCGTGACCCCCAAGCTATTCCTCCCCTCTGCACCAATTATGCCAGCCACATGAGTTCCATGTCCATATCGATCCTGAACATCATTGCTGTTATTGGCAAAATTCCACCCATTAACATCATCTATATATCCATTGTTCTCATTATCTATTCCGTCTCCAGCTATCTCTCCAGGATTAGTCCATAGATTATTCTTCAAGTCCTGATTAGTTAAATCAATACCACTATCTATAATGGCCACAACAACATCTTTCGAACCAGTTCCGTATTGCCATGCTTGTTGAGCCGAGATGCTTTGCAAACCCCACTGATCATTAAATCTAGGATCGTTAGGAGTTACTGATAATAATGTTTTATTCTCTAGAGACTCCGGACCAGTCAACTTCCATGCTTTTGTCATTTGGTTTCCTACCTAAATAGAGAAAAGATTAAATCGTGCGTTCCTACACCTTTACAAGTTTTAGTAGAAGAATTTGAAAAATCAACAGAAAATTTAATTATTCCACAGTCACGCTTTTGGCTAAATTTCTTGGTTTATCCACGTTGCAATCTCTTAAAACCGCCGAATGATAAGCAAACAGTTGAACTATAATATTACTTAATAGTGGACACAAAGCATCAAGAGTATCAGGAATCTGAATTCCATAATCCCCGACATACTCGTCTCCACTATATACTGTTATAATTTTGCCCCCACGAGCTTGTATCTCTTTAATATTATTTAGTATCTTATCATACTGTTGTTTATTATTTGCCAGGACCATAACCGGCATCTTTTTGTCTATCAAAGCTATCGGACCATGTTTCATTTCTGCAGCAGGATATCCTTCAGCATGAACATAGCTTATTTCTTTTAATTTAAGAGCCCCCTCTAGAGCTATTGGGAAATTATATTCACGCCCCAGATACAAGCAGTTCTTTGCCATACTAAATTTTTGTGCTAATATTTTTATTTCATCGTTTAATAATAGTGTTTGATCCATAAGCTCCGGCAAATCTTTAAGTCCCCCAATTAAAAGCTTTCGATAGTCTATATCCATCTTCTTATAGGTTTTATATTGTTCCATCCACAAAGCTAATAAAATCAAACTTACCACCTGATTAGTAAAAGCCTTCGTACTTGCAACACCAATTTCCATTCCAGCCTTGGTATATATCCCAGCCCCTGTTAATCTTGCTAAAGACGAATTTACCACATTACAAATTCCAATAATAACCGCCCCCTTATCTTTAGCCAACTCCATAGCATTTAATGTATCTGCAGTTTCCCCACTCTGGCTAATGCCTATAACAACATCGCTCAACCCTATAGCTGGCTTTCGATATCGGAACTCACTAGCATATTCTACACTAACCTTAATGCCAGTAAACTCCTCTATATAATACTTACCCATCAATGCAGAATGCCACGAAGATCCACAAGATATTATGGTTATATGTCTAGCCTGACTTAAAACATCTTCAAGCCCCACCAATCCCCCCAATTTTATTTTATATCCATGCAATCGCCCACCCAAGCAATCTTCAACCTTCTTTGGTTGCTCAAATATCTCTTTAATCATAAAATGATCATAATTCCCCTTCTCAATATCATACAATTGATGCTCCAGCTTAGATATGTTACAAGATGAGACCGCCCCTTCAATCATATTATACATACTTAAACTATCACCTACTCTACAAACAGTATTATCTTCCAAATAAACCAACCTATCTGCATAATTAACTATTGCGATAGGATCACTAGCCACAAAATATTCCCCATCTTCTTTTCCAACCCCTATCACCAAAGGACTTCCTTTTCTAGCTACCACCAGCTTGTGTCTATTATCAAGCTTTCTATCCATGACTACGATAGCGTAAGCCCCCACAACTCTCTCTAAGGCCAATTTAACCGCCTCAAATAAATCAGGAGTCCCATTTACCAGATAGTCATATATTAAATATAAGAGCACCTCAGAGTCAGTATCCGAAACAAACATGTATCCTTTTTCTTTCAGTTCCTTTTTCAACGTCTCATAATTCTCAATAATTCCATTATGAACAATACCTAAACGATCATCCATAGAAACATGAGGATGAGCATTTCTTGAGCAAGGTTTTCCATGAGTAGCCCACCGAGTATGACCAATTCCCGTATAGCATTCAGTTTCAAAATCTATCCTATTATTAATCAAATCCCCCACACAACCAGCTTGCTTCTGCACAAATATCTTATCTCCAATAATATAAGCAACTCCCGCACTATCATAGCCCCTATACTCTAGTCTTTTCATTCCATCAAGCAAAAAGGGCAAGCATTTCTGCCTGCCCCTATATGCAACTATTCCACACATAAATTACCTCTTAATATCTATATGCCCTATGAAGATCATAATGAATAATAGGAGTCACAGTATACTCGACTCGTGGAACAACATACTCTTGAACAACTGGCCTAACTACCACTGGAACTACTACTGGTTGAACAATAATTGGAACATAATAATATCCAACAGGATAGTTTTGCTGAACCACCGGTGGAGGAACAACTTGTCGAACCATTGGTCTCCAGCAGCATTCAAAAGAAAAAGCTTCTGATGCTACTAATAGACTCAAGATAAAAACTGATGCTGTTAACAAATTTCTCATAATATCCTTTCAATTTTCGCTATTAATTTGAACGGTACTATTCTTACGAGGACGACCACGCTCTTTCTTCAAATTCAACTTTCTTCGTTGACGCCTAATCATAGCGGTAGTAACATCCTGACCAACCATTTGAGATAGCTCCTTAGCCAAAGTCTCATCATTCATGATTCGATGATTATTGTTGATAAAATCTGTTTCTGTATTTGTCCACTTTTTATAATTAGCCATATTTCCCGTTCCTTTTTGTAAATAGTAACAATTCCGATTTAGCCAAATATTGACTAAAAATTCGCCAACCTTATTATATTAAGTATTGGTTAGTTTCACGCAAGGAGAAAGATATGAGTATTCAAGATTTAAATCTGGCCAACTCAGTATTGGAAGTTAAAGCCTCCGGCAACATTCAGGATTTTCTACAAGACCTGAAGCTTCCAGAAGGCAAGAGTATAGCCGAATTACTACATGACAATACGGATCCTAATGGCACAGAAAAAAAAGACTCCTAAAATATCAATCAAGAAAAATACTAAAAAGCCAAAGACCATAATTCCAAAGCATTCGTTGCCTAATGGAGTTACTGAAGAAGAATTTTTAAAAGTATTAGATAATATAGCTCGTCGATTAGGTCACCGATTCCGATTTGGATATCATGACTTTGACGACATGAAACAACAAGCGGCCATATTCGCCATAGAAGGTTTAGAAAAATATGATAATAGTCGTCCCCTAGAAAACTTCCTATGGACCCACGTAAGAAATCGCCTCTTTAATTACAAACGAAACAATTACCAGAGACCAGACAAACCCTGCTTAACTTGTCCCCTTTTTGATAAAACGTATCAGTGTTCCCAAAATCAATGTTCCAAATATACAGACAAAGAAGAATGTGAACTATATAGCTCATGGAGCAATCGAAATGTTGCAAAGAAGAATATTATGCAGCCAACACATATTGAGCACGAAGTTCATTCTCATCACTTAGCTAATGATGATTTTACTAATTTGGTTCAAAATCAAGAGATTATCAAGTTTCTTGATGCTAATATTAAAAATGAGTTTAGAGAGAGTTACCTAAAATTAAAACACGGAACCAAAATTTCTAAACAATATCTGGTCAAACTCCAAAAACACATACTAGAACTAATGGAGAATTCAGAATGGCATCAGACGATACGCCAAGAAAAAGAGGACAATTAAGTTTAGGGGAAGAGCAATTTATACGAGATAATTTCTCTTCTATGGATATAGATGAGATAGCAAAATCTCTTAATAGAAATGTTGCTCCTATAAAAAGATACATAACCGAAAATCAATTGGTGATTTCGGAAGACGAAAAAAATGATGTTGAATCTTTAAAGCAAAAACTTCATACTAAAACCTTTTGGAGCGAAATTAAAAGACAGTTTGATGATAGTACCGGCGAACTTCAGTATTTTGAAGATACTTGGGTAGGGTTGATTAAACAGTTTCGTGAAGACGTTTTACCAGCTGAAGAACTTCAAATCAAACAATTTATCACTATCGATATTCTTATCAATAGGAGTATGAAAGAACGCAAGCGACACATAGCAGAAACCGATAAGTTACAACGATTGGTAGATAAGGAATATGCAAAAGACGAAATTGATAGAGATATTCCACGGCTAGCTAATTTAGAAACTCAATTAAGTTTTGCAAGAAACAGTATTGCTAATTATACAAATGAATATACCAAACTACTTAATGAACAGCAAAAAATTAGTAAAGACCTTAAGGCCACCAGAGAGCAAAGAATCAAAAGAATCGAAGACGGTAAAAGCAGCTGGGCTGGTTTAATACGAATGTTAGAAGATGAAGAAATAAGAGAAAAAGAAGGACGAGAAATGGAGATTCTTGCCCTCGCTACCGCTAAGTATAAGGAAAAATTAGAAGGATATCATAATTATGAGGATAAGAAAATAGACCGACCCATACTTACTCCTGAGAGTGTTTTAAGAGAGGAAAATAATAATGAATAAAACAGCTATCATAACAGGAATAACAGGACAAGACGGATCTTATTTAGCAGAATATTTATTGAGTAAAGAGTATAGTGTTATTGGTCTTTACAGAAGAAGTAGTATTAATAATTGCGAAAGAGTTAATCATTTACTAGATTATGAGAATTTTAGTTTGGAAGAATTTGATTTAACTGATCCTAGTGATTGTTCAAGAATTTTAGAAAAACACCAACCAGATGAACTATACAACTTGGCGGCCATGAGTCATGTTGCAACCAGCTTCCATCAGCCGTCTACCACTTTTGAAATAGATACTATCGGAGTAATTAATCTGCTAGAAGGTATAAGATGTCGATCTTCTCATACGAAATTCTATCAGGCTAGTACCAGTGAAATGTTTGGTAAAAATTATTCAATAAATAATAATGGAGAAAAATATCAAGATGAAGATACTCCTTTAATTCCTCAAAGTCCATACGCAGTAGCAAAACTAGCTAGTCATCGAATGCTACAAATATATCGTGAGGCTTATGGACTATATGCTTGTTCAGGAATCTTATTTAATCATGAGAGTCCACGACGAGGTGAAAACTTTGTTACGAGGAAAATTACCAGATATATAGGGAAATTAGTTAATAACAAGATATCAAAAAGCAATAAGCTGAAATTAGGTAATATACTAGCTTCTAGAGATTGGGGTCACGCCAAGGATTTCGTTCAGGGAATGCATATGATGCTAGATAATGATATTGCTGATGATTATGTTCTATGTACGGGGAAAACTCATACGGTCCAGGATTTTTTAGAACTATCATTTAAAATGGTTGAACTGAATTACAAAGACCATATCGAAATTGATTCTGAGCTATATCGTCCAGCAGAAGTTAATTACTTAAAGGGTCGATGTGATAAAGCTACAAAAAGTTTGGGTTGGGTTCATCATACTTCGTTTGAAGAACTTGTTAATGAGATGGTATCTAGCGACATAAGATTATTATCATGAGGGATTTTCAAGATCCATTATACAAAAAGTGGAGAAAAGAAGTTTATAAAAGAGACAATCACCAATGTCAGTGGCCTAATTGTTCTATAAAAAAGAAGTTGAATGCTCATCACATTAAAACTTGGGCAGAATATCCCGGTTTAAGATTCATTGTTGATAACGGAATAACATTATGCTATTTACATCATAAAATGATCAAAAATATGGAAGCTTTGTATGAAGGTGTATTCTTTAAAATCATTAGCGATAAAAAGAAACCTCCTAAGAATAAATGAGTTTTTATGAAACACGATAACTTTACTATTATTGTAGATACCAGGGAACAGCAGCCTTGGACCTTTGATAATTATGCTACAGCTAAAAGAAAGCTAGATACTGGAGATTATAGCATAGAGGGTCTTGAGCATCTTCTTGGAATTGAAAGGAAGAAAAGCGTAAGCGAGTTTGCTAATAATATTGTAGAAAGTCGTTTTAGCGACGTTGTTGAAAGATTAAGTAAATTAAAATATGCTTTTATATTATTTGAATTTCATCTAGAAGATGTTTTGATATATCCAATAGGATCTACCGTTCCTAAAAAATGGTGGAACAATATTAAGGTTAGCCCAGCCTTTATTATGAAGAATATAATGGAGCTACAACTATTACATAACATTAAAATATGCTTTTGTGGGTCAGCATCTAATGCGGAAAAAATGGCAGAGTACATACTTAAAAAGGTAGACCATCTTGAAAAGCTCCCAAAAACAGATATTTGAAAATGCTTGGCTAGGACTAGGCAATCTTGATGATCTTGAGATATCTAAGAATCTCATGATTCATAGATCCGAAAAAGACATAGAATTTCCAGACGCTCATTTATTAAGAATACTAAGAAATCCGCATTATATTGGTTCAACATGTAAGCTGCTATTTAATATAGAATTGCATCCTATACAAATAGCTATTATTCAAGAATTCTGGATACGAGCATTCCCAATGTATATAGCTAGTCGTGGTTGGGGTAAAAGCTTTTTGCTAGCTCTTTACTGTGTTCTTAAAATGACATTCTATCCCGGTACTAAAATAGTAGTAGTGGGTGCTGCTTTCCGACAGAGTAAGATTATCTTTGAATATATGGAGAACATATGGAGAACTAGTCCTATACTTCGTAGCATATTTAATGGAAATGATGATGGTCCGAGAAGAGACGTTGACCGATGTACTATTCGACTTGGCGATAGTTGGACAACAGCTATTCCTATGGGTGACGGAAGTAAGATCAGAGGTTTAAGAGCTCATATTATTATAGCGGACGAATTTGCATCCATATCTCCAGATATCTATGAAACAGTAGTGTCGGGCTTCGCGGCAGTTAGTGCTAGTCCAATACAAAACGTAAAAGAAGAAGCTAAAAAGCAAGCTATGAAAGAAGCAGGTATTTGGAATGAAGAACTTGAGCAGCTTCAATATAAGATGGGAAATCAAGCTATTATATCTGGCACGGCGGATTACGATTTTAAGCATTTTGCTAGTTACTGGAAAAGATACAAGGCAATTATAGAGAGCCAAGGAGACGAGCGTAAACTAACAGAACTATTTAAGGGAGAAGTTCCTAGTAATTTTAATTGGAAAGACTATTCGATTATCAGAATGCCTTATGAATTAATTCCAAAAGGATTCATGGATGACAAACAAGTTAGTAGAGCGCGAGCTACAATTCATAGCGGTATCTACAATATGGAATATGCAGCGTGTTTTGTTACAGATAGTGAAGGATTTTTCAGAAGAAGTTTAATAGAAGGATGTGTAACTTCAGACTCTAAGCCAATATCTATTGGAGGAAAAACCGTTTCATTTGATGCTATGATTAATGGTGATCCAAAAGCTCAGTATGTTTATGGGATTGACCCAGCGTCCGAACAAGATAATTTTAGTATCATTATTATAGAAGCTCATTCGGATCATAACAGAATAGTATATTGTTGGACTACTAATCGTAGTAACTTTAAAGAAAGACTGAAGACAGGACTAGTAAAAGATCACGACTTTTATGGATTCTGTTGTCGAAAGATTAGGAATCTAATGAAGATTTTCCCTTGTGCTCGCATAGGATTAGATGCTCAGGGTGGAGGTGTGGCTATAGAAGAAGCTTTACATGATCCGGCAAAGCTAGAAGATGGAGAAAATTTAATTTGGCCGATAATAGATCCAGATAAAAGTAGAGATACAGACGATCAGGCTGGCTTACATCTTATTGAATTGGTGCAGTTCGCCAAAGCGGACTGGACTGCCCATGCTAATCACGGACTAAGAAAGGATCTAGAAGATAAAGTATTGCTATTTCCTAGATTCGATAACTTAACCCTAGGATTGGCGCTAGAGAGAGAAGGAAAAGATATTCTTGAAAGCGAATTAAATCCAATCTATGATAGTCTAAGCGAATGTATCTTAGAGATTGAGGAGCTAAAGAATGAGCTTACGACCATAGTAATGACGCAAACTAGTACTGGGCCGAACGCTAGAGATCGCTGGGATACTCCAGAGGTTAAAATGCCTAATGGTAAAAAGGGAAGATTGCGCAAAGATAGATACAGTTCTTTATTAATTGCTAATATGATAGCCCGACAGATGACAAGAACTCTCAAATCAATAGAATATGATGTGGTTGGAGGCAAGGCTAGTGAAATGGTATCCCATAACGGTCAAATGTACAAAGGACCAGAATGGTTTGTTAATGGCGCTAATGATGATATTTATACGGGTATTTATAGAGAATAAGTGTATATGATAAATATATCTTATCTAATTCAAATGCAATACTATTACAATTAAAATAAATTATGGCTAAAAAGAAAACCAAAGCAGATGTGATCCAAAACGCTAATACTATCCCCGAGGATGCATATGTTACATGGGGAGACGATTTGGCCAGTAAACAAGAAGCTTTGAAAAGATCTTCAGCTTCTCTAGATGAATTTACCCTGGTTCAAAAAGCAGAAGGTATGCGTAGATACGGGTTGGACTATTCAAATCTGGACGGGGTTACAGGTAGTCGTCCAGGATTTACTCGCACAGACTATGACTATTTTAGACCAGATGAAGCAGTACCTAAAAAGCTAAAAGCTATTCTACAAAGAGCAGAAGACATTTATCAAAGAGTTGGTTTAGTCAAAAACGTTATTGATCTCATGGGAGATTTTGCCACACAAGGTATAAGATTTTCTCATAGAAACAAAAGAATAGAAAGATTTTATAGAAGATGGTTTAAAAAAATAAACGGTAAGGATAGAAGCGAGAGATTCTTAAACAACCTTTATAAATCTGGAAATGTCGTAGTAGACAGAAGAACAGCAAAAATTAGTTTAAAGGTTACTGATAAGCTATATCAGAGTCTAGGTGCTGCAGATTATCAAATTTCAGACATAGACAATATGCCAGTAGATAAAAGGGAAATTCCTTGGAGATATACTTTTATTGATCCTGTTTTTGTAGACGTTGTAGCTGGTCCATTAGCTGCTTTCGTCGATAAAAAAACTTATGAATTACAACTTCCTGGTAACTTAAGAAATCAAATCAATTCCCCAAGAACAGATGCTGAAAAACAAATACTAGCAGGTCTTCCTAAAGAGATACTTGAAGCAGCAAAGACCCAACATGGATACCCTCTTGATCCAAATAAGACTCTTGTATTTCATTATAAGAAAGATGACTGGCAAGCTTGGGCATTTCCAATGATATACGCTATCATGGATGATTTGACAGTGGTCGAGAAACTAAAGCTTGCTGATATGGCAGCGCTAGACGGCGCCGTTTCTAATATAAGAATTTTTAAGCTAGGTAATCTAGAACATAAAATAGCACCAACAAAAGCAGCTACCGCTAAGCTAGCTCAGATACTAGGAAATAATACTGGTGGCGGTACTATGGATCTTATTTGGGGTCCTGATATTGAATTGTTAGAATCGAAAAGTAATGTTCATCAGTTTTTAGGAGAAGGCAAATATATACCTCATATGAATGCTGTGTATGCTGGTCTTGGAATTCCTCCTACATTAACTGGAACCTTCGGAGCAGCTGGTACAACAAATAATTTCATTTCATTAAAAACGCTAACGCAAAGACTACAGTACGGAAGAGATGTTCTAATACAATTTTGGGAAAACGAAATTGCTATAGTACAAAAAGCTATGGGTTTCAAATATCCAGCAAAAATAGAATTCGATAGAATGGATCTTAGTGATGAGAATAGCGAAAAAGCATTATTGATTCAACTAGCAGATAGAAATCTTATTAGCGATGAGCTACTACAAACTAAGTTCGGATTTGATCCAGATATGGAAAAGTCTAGACTAAATAGAGAAGGTAGAGAAAGAAAGAGTAATAGAATGGCAAAAAAAGCTGGTCCTTGGCATGATCCACAATTAGAAAATAGCTTAAAGAAAATAGCTCTACAAAGCGGGACCGTTACTCCTAGTCAAGTTGGACTAGAGTTAGACAAGAAGAAATCTGGAGAAAAAACTGGATTAGAACTAAAAACTCCTCCAGCTTCTCCTATCGTCTCTCCTTCGAAGTTGGCAAACGATTCGCAAGAATCGTTGCCTCAGGTGCCAGGGCAAGGCAGACCGAAAATGTCAAAGGACACCGAACAAAGGAAAACAAAAGTTTTCAAGCCACAAACTGGAGCGAGCATAATGATTTGGGCGAGTAAGACCCAAGATAAGATCAATGAAATAATCAACCCAATTTTACTTGAGTTTTATAGCAAGAAAAATCTAAGAAGCTTAAGCTCGGTCGAATTCCAAGAAGCAGAAGAGATACGCGCCAAAATACTATTCAGTTTACAGCCAATGTCAAAGATAGATACCGAATCCGTAATGACCGCGTTCTCAAACATCAACACATCTGCAACACATGATAGAATTATAGAATATAAAAACTGGCTTAAGACTATCGAACAAGCACTAGGTCAACCGCTTTCTGTTGAAGATCAAAAGCAGGCAAAGGCGTCTTTTTATAGCTTGGTGTATTCATCCTAAGAATAGGAGAAAAATATGAACATTTTTGAGCAAGAAAAACTTGACGGTCTTTCTGAAAAACTTCAAACATCAGCATCTATATCATATGCTTGTGCTGTTAGTCCATCCCTAGATCATCATAAGCATAATATTAAAGATATAAAAACATTGGCTTCTTTAAGTGATTCTGATCTGTATTATGTCCAGTCTATTCTTGTTAGCTCTTCATGGAATAAAAATGACGATATTTTTGATAAAGAAGAAGTATGGGCAGCTAGAAATACTCCAGAAGATAAACCCACTAATCTTGAACATGATGAAGCTACTATAATCGGTCATATAACTTCTAACTGGCCAATTACAGAAGATGGCCATTTAATAGCTGAGTCAACTCCAGTAGATAGTTTACCAGAAAAGTACCATATCCTTACAGGTTCTGTAATATATAAAGCATTTTCTAATACAGACCTAAAAGATAGAGCAGAAAAGCTAATAGCAGAAATTGAGAATGGCTCTAAGTATGTTAGTATGGAGTGCTTCTTTAAGAGTTTTGATTATGGACTAATTAATAAGATTAGTGGGGAATATAAAATATTACCTAGAAATGAAGCTACTGCATATTTAACAAAATTTTTAAGAGCATATGGTGGACAAGGTGAGCATGATAATTATAAGATAGGTAGAGTATTGAGAGAAATTACTTTTTCTGGTAAGGGTTTTGTTAATAAGCCAGCTAATCCAGATAGCATAATTTTCACCAAAAATATGTTTGAGGAGCCAGTCATAAAAAATTCAACCGAAAATTTTGAAGATTTATCGATTGCGGGTGTATTTGATAATCAGACCAACCTTAATGTGGAGAATAACATTATGAATTTAGAAAATATTCAAGCAGAAGTAGCTGAACTTAAAACTAAAATTGAAGCTATGACAACTTCATCAGCTGAAGTAGTTAAGGAAGCTTATTCGTTAGCCTCTGAGCTAAAAGACAAGGTAGCTGCTTTAGAGATGGAAATTAAAGCTAAAGAGCAGACCATCGCTGAGCTAACAGCTTCACAAGAAGCCGTTGCTGCAAAGAAGGAAGAAGCTACCAAGATGGAAGAAGAGATGATGGCTAAAAAAGACGAAGACATGAAGAAAACAAAGTCAGATCTTGAAGCCGCTCTTGAAACCATTGCTGGATACAAGGCCAAAGAAGAAGAGATGGTTAAAAAAGAGAAGAAGATGAAAAGAGCTTCTGCCTTAATGGAAAACGGTCTAGATGCCGATGCCGCTAACGCTACAGCTGATAGATTTGAAAGTATGGACGATGAAACATTTGCTGCTATGACTTCTCTATTTGCTGGAAAGATGCCACCATGGCTCGAAAAGATTAAAAAGGGCGATAAAGAAGAAGACGATAAGACAGACGATAAAAAAGAAAAAGCAGTAAAAAAAGACAAAGAAACTGAAGAAGAAGAAGATGCTATGATGATGAAACGCAAAGCATCCGAAAAAGAAACTTCAGAAGATACAGTTGATGCTTCTGTTTTAGAAACAGCAGAAGTAGAAGCTGGGGTTAATCTTGGTGTTGGCGGAGAGGCCCATTCAGGCGTTGAAGCAACACGCGCAGCATTGGTAGAATTCGTTTCCAGCAGACTCGGTAAGAAACACTAATTACTATAGGGAGAATCTAAAATGGCTCTTAAACCACATCGTGTTGAATCATACACAGACGTTTCAAATTTCATGGACGTTGCTGCCGAAAGAGGCGGTATTGTAGTTCATGTTACTTCTGGTAGTGGATCATCTCTTGATGACGGCGGCGCTACTGTTGCATATCCAACAGGAACACCTTCCGGCACCAAGCCAGCTGGTCTATTACTAAATGACGTTGTCAGTTATGACCTAACTAGACAGCATCTAAACTGGTACCGTGACGAGGTTCCTGTAGGTTCGAAGGTAACTGTCCTTCGTCAGGGACAAGTTGTTACAAATATGGTAGCTGCCGTTTCTCCAACCGCCGGTGCTGATGCCTACTATGATGCTAGTGGTAATCTCACTACAGTTAGTACAAACAGCACAAAAGTTGGAAGATTCCTTGGTAGCAAAGATGCCGATGGTTACGTCAAAGTAGATATCAATATCACCTGATAATGGAGAAAACTAAACATGTCAGCTAAAACTCAGAAATTTCAGCCTACACCAGAATTAACAGACCTACTTGTTCGTTCTGGTTCACAGAATCGTGAAGTCGCTCTAGCAGCTAATGCAGAATTTGCAAAAGCTCTTGAGCTTCCATTGAGAAAAGGTTTACTCAGTGGTGATATTCTTGATGGCATCTTCGAGCCAGTTAAGCTTGCTCAAGGCGCTACTCCAGAGTTCCCATTGGACTTCCTTGCTCCTGGAACAGAAAAAGACTTTGTGGCATATACCATTCCAAACCATGGTTATATTCCAGAACGTCATGTTGAGAGTGATTATGTCATGGTGCCAGTATATGATATCGGCTCCAGTATTGACTATCTCCTCAAGTACGCTCGTGATGCTCGCTGGGACGTTGTTGGTCGCGCTATGGAAGTGCTAGAAGGTTCATTCGTCAAGAAGATGAATGATGACGGATGGCACACTCTACTAGCTGCTGGTGTTGATCGTAATATCGTTGTTTTCGACAGCGATGCTGCCAACAATCAGTTCACCAAGCGTCTAGTTAGTCTCATGAAGACAGTGATGCGTAGAAATGCTGGTGGTAACTCGGCTAGTAATAACCGTGGTATCCTAACAGATCTTTACGTTTCACCAGAAAGCATGGAAGATATCCGTAACTGGGGCATCGATCAAATCGACGAAACAACTCGTCGTGAGATCTATACCGCTGCTGACGGCACACTAAACCGTGTCTTCGGTGTTAATCTTCATGATCTAGACGAACTAGGTGTTGGCCAAGAGTACCAACTATTCTATAGTAATGTACTCAATGGTTCACTACCCGGTAGCAAGAGTGAGATTGTTGTTGGTCTTGACCAGCGCAAGAGTGATAGCTTCATTATGCCAGTTCGTGAAGAAGTTCAAATCTACGAAGACGAGACACTACATCGTCAGAAGAGAGCTGGCTTCTACGGATGGGCTGAGCTAGGCTTTGCTGTTCTTGACAACCGCAGAGTTCTACTCGGCGCTCTCTAATAAGATCGCTTATCATTATCTGATAAAAGAAGTAAGGGCTGGGCTTAAAACCCCGGCCCTTCTTTTTTTTCTAATCCCGCATCTTCTGCCATAAGGTGTATATCTATCTAAGTATGGGTAGATAAATATATTTACAATAACATTATAGGCTAACTACTATGCCAGCAAGTAAATATGACTTCTCTATAGAGCAGGGAACGTCTTTTAAATTAGCGTTGACCTATAAAGACTCAAATAATACTCCTATCAATATTACAAATTGGTGTGCTAGACTTGTTTGGACAACCGATGATGGAATTACACAAATTTTTTCTACAGCTAATATTGACTATAGTATTTATAAATTTGATATAATAGGAGTTGATGGAAAGTTATTACTACAGATTCCGGCCAATACAACAAATGGATTTCTTTTTAATAAGGCCAAATATGATTTGGAGCTAGAAAGCCCCCACGATATGTATAATGGTGGAGGAAAAGAAATTATTAGATTAATATTTGGAACAGTTAAAATTACGCATAGATTTAGCGAAGATAACTCTTTATTGGATTGTCAAACATGAGTGAATTTACCATAGTAGTTGATAGCGTAGAAGCTAATATTATATCTATAGAAACAAGCTTTATAGATAATATAGGAGTGGTAGAAATTGAAAGATTTTCTTCGCCCAGTGTAAATATATTAGGTAGCTCTGCTATTATTGGAATAAATGATTTACCAGATATTCCCTTTAGTAAAATTACAGGCGATATTGATG